TTGCACATTCACTAAAAGAAATAGATTCTATGAAACTGTAGATATTATTATAGCATGCAATGATATTGTGTTCGATAAGATTTATGTATTTCAGAATGAAAAAGATCATCATCAATTAATATGTACGTATAATGTAGAGTATGATGAAGATTTTATGCAAGGTATTCCAGATACTATTTCACTTCATAGAAAGAAGAATACAAATACACTTTATACAATCAACGCACTAAATGATTTAATTCGTGAATTGAATGATGGTAAGTTAGATAAAACATTTCCTATACAGTGGGAAAATTATAAGAACTGTTTGTTACTTACAAATGAGGATGGTCTCAATAAAATACCAACAAGAATTTATACTATCGTAAATGTAGAAACGTGGGATAAAGATAAAAAATAAATTGTATTTTCAAGGAATTGATTATACTTATTTATGTATCAAGGTTATACTTGATTAACAAATACTAATTAAACAATGGAGAATAAAAATGGATTTAAATGCAATCAAAAATCGTCTTAGTCAACTTCAAACATCAAACACAAGAACTTCTAATCTTTGGAAACCACAACCTGGTTTACAATTAGTTAGAATTGTTCCTTACAAACACAACAAGGACAATCCTTTCATAGAGTTATATTTTCATTATGATTTAGGTGGTAAGAACTATCTTTCACCTGTATCATTTGGTCGTCCTGATCCAATTGAAGAGTTTGCACAAAAACTCAAATCAACTGGTTCAAAAGATGATTACCGTTTAGGTAAAAAAGTTGAAGCGAAAATGAGAACTTTCGCTCCAGTTGTTGTTCGTGGTGAAGAGACTCAAGGTGTTCGCTTTTGGGGTTTTGGAAAAACAGTTTATCAAGAACTACTTTCCCTTATCGCAGATCCAGATTATGGTGATATCACCGATCCAGTAAGTGGTCGTGATATTGCTGTAGAATTCAAAACTGCTGAGGAAACAGGTAAATCCTTTCCTTCAACATCAATCAGAGTTAAGCCAAATCAAACTCCAATTACAGAAGATGCATCAGTACTTGAATCATTAAATGAATCTCAGAAGAATATTACTGAAATTTATCAGGAAAAATCTTATGAGGAATTAACTCAGGCACTTAATGAGTACCTGAATGGTGGTTCAACAAGTGAAAAAACGAAAGAAGAAAAACCAACACCAGTTGCGGCAGCTTCTACGTATAATTCACAGAAAACATCAGATGCGTTTGATGATTTATTTAATAACTAAATAAAATAATATAGGGTGGCTAGGGTTAAGAGCCACTGCTAGTATATACTTCTGGCGCCATCCATATTTATAGGAGATTTTATGTCAACTAGAGATGAATTGGCTGGTGTTTTAGCCGACACCTTAAATAAACAATTCAAGGATATGAAAGTAGCATATTTCCTTGATGGTACAGATACAACACCTACTGATATAAAGGATTTTGTATCTACAGGTTCTACTATGTTAGACTTAGCAATATCAAATAAACCTAACGGCGGAATTGCTGTTGGTAGGATTACAGAAATCAATGGATTAGAATCAAGTGGTAAATCTCTACTTGGTGCTCATATATTAGCTGAAACTCAACGAAAAGGAGGAGTTGCTGTTTATATAGATACAGAAACTTCTGTTAGTACTGAGTTTCTTGGTGCAATTGGTGTAGATGTAGAAAGTATGTTGTATTTACACTTGGAAACTGTTGAAGATATATTCGAAGCAGTTGAAGAGATAGTTGCTAAAGTTCGTGAATCTGATAAAGAAAGATTAGTAACTATTCTTGTAGATTCACTAGCAGCTGCTACAACTAAAGTAGAGTTAGAAGCTGACTTTGATAAAGATGGTTGGGCTACTTCAAAAGCTATTGTTATATCAAAAGCTATGAGAAAGATTACTCAGATGATTGGTAGACAAAAGATAGCTTTAGTATTCACTAATCAACTCAGACAAAAACTTGGTGTAATGTTTGGAGACCCTTGGACTACAAGTGGTGGAAAAGCATTACCATTTCACGCATCAACTCGTATTAGATTGAAAAATGTAGGTCAGATTAAAGATAAAAAGAATAACAATGTTGGTATGAAAATGAGAGCTCAAGTAATTAAAAATAGACTTGGACCACCAATGAGACACGCGGACTTTGAATTATACTTTGAAACTGGTATTGATGATGATGGTAGTTGGTTGAAAGTTATGAAAGAACACAAACTTGTAAAACAAGGTGGTGCATGGTATACAATGTTGAATCACAAAAGTAAAGAACTAAAATTTCAATCTAAAGATTGGAGTGAACAACTTGAAGATAAAGAGTTCAGAGAACATTGCTATAACTTAATTTGTGATAAAGTAATTCTAAAATATGAAAAGAATTTTGGGATTGACGATGTAGTTGTGGAAGAAGAACTTAGTGAGTAATGGTAAATATCTTTCTATATTTGAAGAGATAAAGAAAAAAGGTGGATCTTTAGACGGCGGGAAGCCTAATGATAAAGTACTGATAATAGATGGCTTGAATACTTTTATCAGAGTGTTTAGTGTTATACCAACTACCAATGATGACGGTATTCATGTTGGTGGAATAGTTGGTTTTCTAAGAAGTATTGGTTATACTATAAATATGTTTAGGCCTACTCGTGTCATCATAGTATTTGATGGCAAAGGTGGGTCTTCTCGCCGTCGCAAGTTATATCCTCAGTATAAAGAAAAACGTAAAACAAAATACAGAGTAAATCGTACATATAATTTTGCGTCTCAAGATGATGAGAAACAAAATATGATTATGCAGTTACAGAGAATTGTTGAGTATTTAGATACACTTCCTGTAACTGTTTTATCCTATGATAACATTGAAGCTGATGATACGATTGGTTATCTTTGCAGACAAGTTCTTACTGATTCTCAAATTACTATTATGTCAACTGATAAAGATTTTTTACAATTGGCAAATAGTCGGATAAAAGTATGGAGTCCAACTAAAAAGAAAATGTATGATGAAGATGCTGTACTAAGTGAATTTGGTATTTCATCTCATAACCTTATTTGGTATAGAGTATTAGATGGTGATAAATCTGATAATATTCCTGGTGTAAGGGGTTTAGGTTTAAAAACAATTCAAAAAAAATTACCGTTTTTGAGTGAAAATCGTATAGTTAATATAGACGAGGTTATTACGGAACTACCGGAATCAAAAGATGTTATAGAATTGAATTATAAATTAATGCAATTATCAGATGTAGACATTTCAGGTTCAACTAAAACTAAAATAACAGAAAGAGTTAGAGAACCTATTAATAGGTTAATAAAATATAAATTTCAAAAAATGTTTTTAGAAGATAAGTTATATACAGCATTACCAAATCTTAATAGTTGGTTACTTACTAATTTTAATCAATTAAATCACTATGCAGAAAAAACACATGAGTGAAACTTTAACACAATTTGGAACTTCATTTCAGTCTAAAATTATAGCTTCTTTATTGAGAGATATGAAGTTTATTCAGACTATTAGTGATATTATGAATCCAAATATGTTTGATTCAGATTCTAATAAATGGCTTATAAAGACAATAAAAGATTATTATTTACAATATAAAAAACAACCTACACTTGAAGTTATAAAGTATAAAATAGATGAGATAGATAATGAAATTTTAAGAGCAGGTGTTGTAGATAAATTAAGAGATGTTTGGAAGAATATAGAAGCAACTGATTTAGAATTTGTACAAACTCAAACAGTGGATTTTTGTAAAAATCAGACATTAAAAAATGCTATATTAAATTCAGTTGAATTATTAGAAAATAAAGATTATGACGGTATAAAATCTATTATTGATGAGGCTATGAAAGCTGGAACAACTAGAGATTTAGGACAAGATTATATTACATCATTAGATTTAAGACTTGAAGGATCAGCTAGAACAACTACTAAGACTCCATGGGATGTAATAAATGAAATTATGGATGGTGGATTGGGAACAGGTGAACTTGGTGTTATTGTTGCTCCTGCTGGTATAGGTAAATCTTGGACATTACAAGCTATAGGGGCGGGAGCTTTAAAAAAGAGTAAGACTGTAATACATTATACATTAGAATTGAATGAAAATTATGTAGGATTGAGATACGATTCAATCTTTACAGGAGTTACTACTGCAAATATAAAGTATTATAAAGAAGATGTTAAATCTAAAATATTAAAACTTCCAGGTAAATTATTAATTAAATATTTTCCTACTAAATCAGCTAGTGTACATACAATAGCAGCACATTTAAAACAGGTTGAGTTGAGTGGTGTTAAACCTGATATTGTTTTAGTTGATTATGCTGATATAATAATGCCGACTGGAAACTTTAGAGAAAAAAGACATGCTATTGGTGGTATATATGAAGATTTACGAGGACTTGCCGGTGAAGTAGAAGTACCGATATGGACGGCATCACAAGCAAATCGTTCAGCGTTAGAAGAGGATGTGATTGGAGCTGATAAGGTGGCTGAAGATTATAGTAAAGTTATGACTGCTGATTTTGTTATGAGTATGAGTCGTAAGGTGGAA